TAGTCCAAGTTTCTTTAAATGTTTCATAATGTCTCCTTTGTTTGTCATTATGTACATAGTATAACCTTTTATGACTAGCATTGTCAAGGCCCATATACAACTAATCCGAGAGGGTTCTTATGTTTCATTCTCGGATTTTTGTGTTCTTAGTCTTACTCTAGTAGTAATGAAGGGAAGAACAATAACTAAGACGCCTCTCTTGTCTCCTCTCTCCACCCCATGGTCTCAGGCATTTAGGGGATTTTCCTGTTACTCTCGTCAATTCATCATGGTTCTATAATACCAAAAAGTGGAGGGGATTGTCAAGGCACTATAAACCTTGTAGCTGCGGGGTTCTCGGAGGGTCTCTCCAGTTCTTAGAGTACCTTAGAGGTTCTCAGAGGGGTCTCGGAAAGGTTGTAGCCGTAGGGGTTTCAGAGGGGTTGACTCCGAATAAAATAGGTGGTTAGGGTCTCCGAGTAACAGCAGCAAATCAAAGAATTTCCCACACATCAGAAACATCATCAAATACCAATATAATTACACACTTCTGCACACTTCCACACACATTATATTCACAAGCACCATGAGACCCTCAGAATTATATTAAAACCACCTCAGAGTCCCTCTACTTCACTCCTTTTAAAGGGTAATATACGGTATTTTAGATACTCATTGGGTATGGTATCGAATGCTTCTTTGAGATGTACGTCCATTGCAAGACTTATTCGTGGTTTCTTATACATATTACGTCTAACACCATGCATAAGTAAGCATCCAATCACATGGAGTTCTCCTCTTACATTCTGTGTCTTACCAGTGTCATCATAGTGTGTATACGAGGGTTCTTCACCATCTATAAACGTATTCATAGCATAAAAGTGTTGCATTCCCGATTGTCTCTCTTCGTCTTCTATGTCATGACCGTGGTTGTGAGTTAATAGGTCTTCTCCGTGTCGTAGTATGTTCCCCCAGCATTGTATCCTCAGTTCGTCTTCGTCTTGGAATTCGGGTAGTTGGAAGACACGTTTGGGTATATTCAGTGGTCTGATGTCGGGGTGTTGTAACCAGTTGTATACTTGGTGTTGTTTGGTGAGTCCCTTATATACGGACTTAGAGGTGTTCTTTATCTCTAATATCTTATGCTCGTCCCGTGTGAGTATGTACCCTATGTGTTTGCATTCGTCCTCTGTAAAGAAGTTTGGGTATCTTACATGAGAATAGTGGTCGATTACTCTTTGTGTATCCATGTTCTGAAGTAGAGGTCGGCTTTTGTGTGAGTATCTTCGTCTTGGGTTTGTGCATAGACGAACTTTGCTTGTTCTGATATATCTCTCCATTCGTGGTCATAGGATATATAATCGGCATCCATGTCTTCTTCATTGGGGATTGACCATTCTTGTGGGAAATAACATTTGACATTGTCTTCCCATTCTTGTATCAGTCTTTGATTGGATTCTTTGTTGTTGATATAGTAGATTCCGAACTCTCCACATCCTGTAGGTAATACCACTCCTTTAAAGGTGTCTTCGATGTACTTTTGCACTCCTTGTTTGGTGTCTCCGTATTTGGATATGAGTCCTGTTGGGTCTGCCTTAAAGGTCTCGTATATCTCATGCAGGTCTCTGTAGTTGAATGCAGTGAAGAAATGAGCATAGTCCGTTTGTGTCGTGGTATCTTCGTCTGTCCACCATTTCGTAGGCATCACCATGTAAGGGAGTTCTTGTTCTTTGATGGTTTTAATGGTTTCGGGTTCGAGTATCTCATAGACCTCTGTGGTTTTACCCTTTGCATTAATGAAGTCTAATATGGTGTTCTGACTGGTATTCCTTGGAAATAGTTTGGTGTCCATAATAAGGACTTTAATGTTCTGATTAGCACGGTCTTGGAATCCACCGACTCCTCTGTTCATGAGTAGTATTTTATTCCATGGTGATTCGGGATTGACTCCCTCTAATGCATTAAATTCGATGGGTTTGATTTCGTCCAATAGTCCCTCTGTTCCTGTATTGGTATAACAATTAAAACTGACGGTGTTGTGGTCTTTAGGGTATATGGTGTCGACTCGTAAGTTTTTGAGTCGGATGTAAGCACTATTAATTTCCTCGACAGAGGTGTTTCCGTTTTTTATCAGTACGATTTCTGTTGCCATTATATAATCTCCATAATATAAATGTGTTTGTTCGTTGTATTTAGTTATCTTCTCATACGTGCAATATCGATTGCATGTTCCTTGTCGTCCTCAAAGATGGGGACTGCATTGGATTTATGCATCGTTGCAATACCGATTAACTTACGTTCACCAGTATATTGCATGGGTTCTTGTTTAGGTGTAATAGCACCCGTACTCGTTCCCTCGTATGACGGGTACTCTTCCTTTATTTCTTTCATGACTTGGTCGAACAGTTTCTGTTGGACGTTTATCATTTGTTTGTATTTAGAAGGTTTTGAAAATGCTTTGGTTTTCCTTCGTTTTCCATGTGGCCCATATCGTAATGATGACCCTAAATTAATCATACCCATGTGTCCATTATACTACGAACACATGAGTCCTGTCAAGTAATTTTAGAAAGAAAGTTTAATTACTTTATTGAGTCTGCCACTCTTCATGAGTGAATGAAATTTATCTGCAAAGGAATGAACCGAGGCAGACAATGATGCATAATGTCGCATTGTTATCTCCTGTTATGTTGAAACTATCCGACAACTGCACTTCGGTTTCCCTACTTAGTCTTTGTGTCTTAATTGTTTCGGTTATGTGTCATTTATGTGACACAATAGTATTTAGACAAAAAGAAGGGGTCAACCGACCCCTGTCTTTATTTTACCATGGTTATCTTAGAAATTATAAGATAATCCGAATGATACTGAATCAGATGTTTGATTCTCAAATGCCTCATCCAACATAATCAATGCACTTAGTGTAAAGTTATTGAAGTCTTTGGACAAACTCAATGTTGAGAAGTCATCGTTTCTATCGTGATATCCATATCCGATAGTAGCATCAACACCATTCACAAACCATAAATCATATGATACATGTGCATAGTCGTCTTCAGTATCCGTATCTAAGAAATATGAAACGGTTAGATTGTTATATCCTACCTTTACAAATCCCTCTTCAACTGTATCGTAATCACCCTTGTCATAACGATACTGAATGAGACCTAACTGGACATCTAAATTGTCCATGACATCTAAGTTATATCCTAGATATAGGTCTTGTTCTTGAGTTGCTTCGTCTCCGAAGTCCACCTCACCAATCCATGCACCAACAAAGAATCCGTTAGAATCCAATTCGATACCTGCATTAAACGATGATGCACCTGCCGATTGACTGACACCTCTCCACATATAGTCACTTGAGTAACCTATGCTTCCATTTACACCTGCAAATGCAGATGTTGATAGGACAAATAGTCCTAATAGTATATTTTTCATAATATACCTCCTAACCATCTATTATACAACAAATGAGTCTATCTGACTAGAGGGTTTTTGATATCATCTTTCCATAACCACTGCACGAACTTCTTTGTCTCTTCATCCAGTGTAAATTTAGGAATGACATAGGAACTCTTGTGGATATGCTCTGCAACTTGTTCCATTGACCCATCCACTTGACTGAAATCGCAGTATAGATTTTCTGTGATGTGAACATTCGACTTACCCTTAATTTCGTCTAAATGTAACACTCTAGTGTAAGGTGTACCATTTCTGTTTATCCAATCACTCTGTTGTCGAAATAAACCAGTAGTAACGATTGCATGAAATTCACTAGGGGTCATACTTCCACCATATCTTGGAATCTTATCTCCCTTGTCTATTCCATGTTGCATCATAGTGGGTAGAAACCTAAGGCATGATACAAATCTCTCATAGGGATTACGAGTAATGGTGAAGACATCTATGTTGTTCTCTGTTATCCAATCATCCAGTGTTGGGAATACTTGAAATGCTTGGTCTAATGTTAGATGTGCTAGTCCATCGACATTTAGTGAGTCGAGGGTTCTCTGATTGATAGGTAATACCTTAGACATTTGAGTACAGAAACAGTCGTAATCACCTGTATCCAATTGTTCGTATATGGAATTTCTCAGTCGACTTCCACCAGTCTTAGGTATATGCATGTAAAGACCGACCCATTCATCGGTCTTCATGTTCTTAATCCCGTACACTAGTCTGTTTCTTGTGGTGGGTTAAGTTCCTCGTAAGTGGCAAACCTATAGTTTCCTGCAACACTCCATCTTTCTCCATCACAATAGAATGGATATACTGAATGTTGTAACCATGCAGGGAAGACTAGGATGTCTCCTTCTGCTGGTATATGCATAAATCTTGATTGATTCATAAACAACATTTCACCATAGTATAACTCTATATTACCTGCAATACTAGGTTCGTCACCATGTGCATTATCATACGGGTTATTGGCAACATCTGTAGGGTCTACAGTGTTTTTGGTGTAGATAACATAAGAGAAATTACCTGTATGTTGGTGTCTTGGATTGAAATCTCTTGCTGATGCACAATTGCACCAAACTCCCTCAGATACTATATGGTGGTCTTCCATTCCCATGTTCTGTTGGTTAGTGAAGTTTACGATATGTTGTCTTATATGTCCTTCTAACTTATCAGATATCAAGTCCTGTAGAAAGAGTTGTTTCTCAACTCTACCTGCAAGTTGACCTTTTACATCTGTTGCATCACCCGATGCATTTAGGTTTGTGATATGTGTATTCAACTCATCTATAAATTCGTCATGTATTTTTCCGAGATATACAACTGGCCCGAATGGTGAAAATGTTTCACCATTTATTGGTTGTGATTCCCAATCGGGAAAGTGTTGTATCTTTTTAGATGAGAGAGGTTTCATTCTCTTTCTCCACAAATACCACTCCACCTCTTCTGACAAGTTCGTTTTTAACCTTTTGTCTTAGTTTAGGTACGACTGGTTTATTAAATGCTTCAATCAATTCTTGGATTGATTTCTGTTTAATGTAATCATGAGTTGTTGTTAGTTTTCCAGTATTTCTATCTTTAGCAATTACTGTCTTTCCGTATTTAATTGGCATTATCCTTGTCCTCTGTTAACTGATATGTTTCTTTTCTTTGATTTATTCATAGTAGATGTCCCTAGTTTTACTGAACGACCTCTACCTGCTTTACCTATTGATGTTACCTTTCTGCCCTTACCATTGATGGAGGACTTATGTTTTTTCTTTGAACTTGCTTTTGCCATTATGTAAACACCTGTATTAGTTCTAGGAATAGAATACCTGCAGTTAAGGACGTTAGTATTTTAAGTATTGTTATTTGTTTTCTCATTTCTTTTTTCCATGTAATGTTTATGACTACATTCTACACCACAGAAAATGTATTGTTTGTCAGCAGAATGGTATTTAACATCTTGGATAATCACCTTCTCATTACAAACAGAACACCTCAGTGTAAAGAGTTCCATAAACTAACTTTTAATTTGAACCTTTTGGTATACTTTACCACTAGATTCCTGTATTTCTTCTTCGGGTTCATCTTCAAATGGACTATACCATAACTCTAAGACTAACCTTTCACCATCCATTACTGGTGGCATTCCGTAATTTCTTTGAGAGGGGTTATTGAATTGAATAACATCTCCCTCTTCCATTACAATTACGTTATTGTCAACGATTAGGTTTCCACCCTTGTAATCATTGCATAACTCGATGATTGCTATTCCCGTGAATACAGAATCATCATCTTCCTTTGACCAGTTTTGTGTTGACCCTTGTGGATATGATATTATTCTCCACTCATCAACCTTGTCAAAATCTTGTGTCGGATGGACAAATTCTCTGACCCAATCAACGACCTTTAGGAATACACCCGAATCATCATTTGACTGGCATAGCAAAATTTCTCTATTTCCATCATTATATTTTAGAATTGAATTGGATTTACCTATTACTACTGGGAATACTCCCTTATCAGTATGTGTAACCTCTTCAACCTCTTCTTTATCAAATATGTCAATAATACCCTCAATTGTTGATGGGTCTATGATGTCTCTTGTTATGTGTATTTCAAATGGATTCATAATTTTCCTATTTTGGTTGTAGAAACTGGACTTGTGATATTCTCCAGTTTTCTTCCGAATATTTAGTGTAGTCGTCAATCCATGCACCGTGCAATCTATTGCCTGGAAATATAACACAAGTGTTAAACTCTGCAGGGATGATTCGTTCTACCTCAAAGGTTTCTTCTACTGGATATAGAACACCTAAGTGTTCTTCGTTGGTTATCCACTCACCTCTATAAACTGCAGTTCCACCACTCTGATGTTTATCCAAATATACAAGCATGTTAAGTGTTGATAAGTGGTCGGGGGTGTCAAAGGTAGAATCTATATGTGGATAGTGTTGCATCTTGGTATCAAACTCTGTTATGGTTTGGAAACAGTTGAACTCATGCAACTTTGTCCAATCATAATTCCCTTTCCAATAATACTGTCTGCATATGTTTTGTATTCTATCGAAGTCTGCAAAATACTTTCTTGTAGGATGCCCTATCTTATCTACAATTCTACAGTCATTGTATTCAATACCATTCTTTGATTGTCTTTCAGTGTTGTATTTCCACATAGGGAACTGACGATTCATTACGAAGTCATGTATATCTTGTGGGTTCTCGTAGAAATTACGAATAGTAATTGTTAGTCCATCAAACTCATGTTCTAGTTTTGGGTTGACTGCAAACAACTCATCGTATATAAATGTCTTATTCACCTGTTAGCACCTCTCCGTAATGTAGGTTTGTTCCAGTCATGTTATCTGTAATGGGTTCATTGTGTTTGAAATTAAATGATATTGCAATTCTCTCATAGGTATCAACATCTCCATTAGTATGTGCTGGAACTTCATGTTGTAGATAGGAGGGCCATAGTAAAAATTCACCTGTCTGATTATGAAAGTGTACTTCTTGTTGATGTCCATCCGACCCAATAACTGTCATATCTGGCCTCACTTGTTCTTGGGGATTCGATACTGCTCTTAAATTTGCAGTTGCAAGTAAACTTGGGTTCAAAAATTTAATTGGTTGTTGGTCTCTCTCACATTGAACATAGTAAGTTCCACTAACATGACAATGTTCATGATTATGTGTTGGATGATGATGTGGTGTATTATAAACACTTATCCATGCAAAGAGGTGTATATCATTTCTGCATAGGTTTCTGACTTCTATGTTGTATTGTGATTCTATGTATGCAATGTAAGTATCCTTTGCAGTATTACTAAAATCAGTAAACCATGGCAATTGATGTGTCTCTTCTCTTAAGTCTTCGTCAAAGTAAGTGGTGTAGTTCCTTGCAGTGTCATTAGGATATCTGTTCTTAACCTCTGCAACTAATCTACGACAGTCCTCTGCAATAACATCATGTGGTAAATCAAACTCACCCTTTAACATTGAAGTTGGGAATAATTCCAACAATTCTGCTGTAGGTGCAGGAGACCATTTTGCCCTATTGATGTTAGTTATTGGTTTCACTTCTTTTTGACTTTAACACCAACTGCATCTTCATCGTTAATGGTTACATTACGATAATAGATTACGACTTCACCAATTTGTTTGATGTATCGTTTTAGTTCTTGCATGTCTTCTGCCATGACTTTGTAATCACCAACAGTTGTTGCAACGAATAACACATCACCATTGTTTTGTGTTTTCATTTCGTCTAAGAATCTATCGAGATATGTATAACCTACTGGCCACTCGGGATTCTCTCTTTCTGTTAACTCACATGTTTTAGGTCTTTTAAGTTGTTCTACACCTTCGTCATTGAATTTCTTAGGTTCGAATGATAAAGACTTAACACATGGGTTGACTATCTTTGCTTCAGATACTACGAACCATTTTGGTGCAGTCAATTCTACTGGTCGAGGTAAGTCGGGTTGTAAAATGTCTATCTTAACTGGTGTGCTGTTAATCTCAATACCTCTTGTAGGTATGAGTGAACAACCACTAATCAGTAGTGTTAGGCACAGTAAGTTTATAAAGTTCTTCTGTATCATTTTCCAATCCCTCCATTACTAATTCACTTGCATTGTTGAACCTCAATTCAATCATGCCTGGCTTCTTTAGTGCAAGTAAATCTAAATTATGTCTAGAGAAAATTGCAAGATATTCTGCTTTCTCCGTTTCTGCCTGAGCTGCTTTACGAGTCATGTTCAACAAGGATTGACCCTGTTTCTCAAATGACTCCTTCATTGCAACCATTGTTCTTTTTTGTTCTTCTACTGCACCTTCAAGTTTCATATTGTTTGCAGTAAGTGTTTGATTCTCATTAAAGAGATACCAAGAACCTAATCCAAGTACAAGTATAATTGCGATAAAAAATTGATTCATTATTTCTCCTCTATCTTATAGTCTAAACCACTGGATGAACGAATCTCTACCATCTTCTTGGTATCCCAATCTCTAAACTTTAAATGTTTTTCATTCTGAATTAGAAGTTTCTTTGCTGTATAAACTGACTTATACATGTTTCCCTGTAAACCTTGTTGACGATAAACAGTTATTTCGTACTCTTCAGAGAAAATCCATCTCCAAAAAAGTATTAGTTGTTCTTTCAATTTACTCATTGTAATATTCTCCCCATCCTGTACATATGTATTTAGTCTCATTTAAAGGTGGGTTTCCACGATGCATATGTGTGAATTGCCCAGGCCATATCAAAACAGTTCCCTTTCTTGGTTTAAATCTGCAACTCTGATATAGAAATTCTGTTTCTCCACCCTCTTCGATATCGTTTAGATATAACATCCATGCAAGAACTCTATGTCTTGAACGTGGGCCATCTGCCTCATAATGCCATTGATGAAATCCCTCAGTTTTTTCGGTCTTCTGTATCTTTCCATCAAAACTAAAGACATCAACATCCTCTCTTAAACTATATGCATGTTTATATGCAGGGAAAAGGTCATTGTTAAGAATGTCAAAGAAGAATCCTTCTCTTTCTGCTCTTAATCTATTGTATTGGGGTCTTTGTGAAATTGCACCAAAGGTTGCAGCTCTATCAGATTTATCAATTGCAAGACCACCATCATATTCTCTTCTATGTGTAGTCCATCCACCCTCTTCATAATATTTGTAATTATCAAGAATATAATTGCAGATTCTATCAGATATTGCATCATGGAAGACACCGATATGGTCTCCCCTATTTTCGAATTTCATGTTAGTTTACTTTCTTAACTCCTTTAGTTGGTTAATGGTGTCTTCTGCACTAGTATGTAAAATACCAATTCCACCATGCTCTTCCCAAGCATCAAGGTTCTTTTGTCTGTCGTCAATAAGAACACTTCCTTTGATTGCAAACATACCTTTCTGACTACCAGTCATAGTACAAGTGACTACCACTGAAGGACTGACATGTTCTCTAATCCACTCGTTCTTATCGAACACTACTAATTCTCTGTTGATAACACCTGCAGCAGTCAAGATTTCCCAAGGAAGTCCTGTATGTCTTATGTATGCAACTAAGTCATACATATCTGGCATAGGTGGTAACATTCTGAACAATCTCTTGTTCGTTAACTCTTCCTTCCTTTCGTCATAATCGTTATGACCTTGGTCGGTATTAGGGAATTCTCTCCCTGTTAAAGTTTCAACACCAGTGTTGAAATCTGCCAATACTCCGTCCATATCAACGAAGATTCTTTTTATTTCTTTATTTTCCATACTGTTAGTATACATCTTTTTGGGTAGCATTGTCAAGTGTTTTATTCAATCTATGTGCAAGTGTTTCTGCCTCATTTTCATCGATAGATTCGTTGTTTATCACCTGTCTTACATGCACCATTTCATGTGCAAGTGTTATGTATCTCTCCTCATCATACTTGACGAACATCTCCATATACATATTGACCCTTGCATTATGTGGATAATCTAGGAATCCTTGTCGTTTATCGGGATGTGGTAGTCTGAATATGTTTAGTGTAACTTTGGAATTGGTTATTCCTAGTTGATTTGCAAAGTATATTGCTCTATCTCTCAATTTCACATTGTTACATAATATATTCATAACCTATCTAATCATCAAAGTCCTCTAGTTCTTCAATGTTATCCTCATCCACTTCAGCACCACATAATGGACAATACTCCACATTATACTGATATGAATCCATCTCATGTTCTACATCTGATTGACTTTTACATCCATCACAATATACTTTAACTCTCATCTAGTGTTTTCTCCCCGACAACTTCTTTCCAAAGATTGTCAAATGATTTTGCCTTTCCATTTAGTTCAACAAATGGAACTTTACGGTCAATGTCTGCTTTTGCAAAGTCCACTCCTTGTATTTTATATCTAACACTATTTTCCATTATGTCCAGTGATTCTAACATGGATATGATTCTCCAGTCTTGAGCACCTTGTTGGTCTTCGGGTAATAGATATGCAATAAACTCTCTCATTAGTCTTCCCAAACATCTCCGTGTTTTACATATTCTGCAAGTTGGTCGTAACCACCTATTGCATTACCGTCCACTCTGATTTGTGGAAAGGTTCTTGCAGTAGGAAACTCTTCAAAGAGTTCTTCTCTAGTGAAATCAGTATCCAACTGTTTGTAAGTGTATTCTAGTCCTTCCTTTTCACATAAAGACTTTGCTTTATCACAAAATGGACATTGTGTTTTTCCAAATATTTCAATCATAATTTTACCTCTATAATAGTACCAATAAACAAAATAATCCTACCCACCATAACCAATGAGCAGATTTGAGTTCCTCTTTAATATCATTAAAAAACTTTTTAATCATAATAAGTAATCACTCCTTTCTTTCTTTGCAGTATATATTGTTCCAGTTTTACGACCATAATAAGGGTCTTTCTCAACACCTTTAGTTCCCTCATCAAAAAAGAAAAAGGTTATCAATGACACTAATGCCAACCAAAGTATTGCTATTAAAATTACACCATCCATTATAGTCCTTCCGTGTATATATGTTTATGAGACATGGATTGGTATTCTTTACACTTATAACAAACATTGCAAGGTTGTAAATCATCTGTTGGATAACTACAACTCACCACAAGTGGTTTGATATTGTCGGGAATACTTTCCCACATCTTTTTCTTAGTCCATCCACTCAATGGTGGATACATTTTTTGGTCATGGTCAAGTCCATTCATTATTCTTCCAAAGAACTCAAATGCAATTTGAAATTCCCATGCTCTTGGTAGGAAGTGGTAATCACCTCCATCACCATATTCTAATATCCCACTGTTAACTCCCCAGTAGAATTTCTTAACTTGTGGATACTTAAGTGCAGCAGTGCAACATGCAAGTATCCAGTGTTTAGATGAATGAAAGTACTCCTCTGATTCACCAAAATACGGGTTAGGTGAATAGGTTGGATGTTCATGTATGATAAGTGGTGTCTTTAATAGATTACATATCTCTACTACATTTTCTCTTAACTTGTTTGCTTGTGATTCGGGATTGGGAAAAATACTATGCAATGCAACCACATTCTCATTTCTTCCCTTTAACCAATTCAATAGTGCAACGGATTCTACTCCACCACTAAACATAACAATACTTTCCATCTATAATTTAAAGTCCTCAAAGGTAGAATCATCTACATCTTGTTTAATACCACCAATGACATAAGATTCAATCTCCGTCTCTTGTGGTGCATTCTGAAGTCCTCTACTGTTGAACCAATGTTGTGTCCATGGTAAAGGGTTATTTGTTGAAGATATCTCATAGATAGGATTTAGTCCTATAGCACGAAGTCTTTTGTTTGCAATAAACTCAACATAGTTTCCTAGTAGTTGTGTTGATAATCCAATCATTGAACCATGTTGGAATAAGAAGTCTGCCCAGTCCTTTTCTTGTTTGACTGCATCTTCGTATAACTCATATACTTCTTTCTCACAATCTTTCATAACTTGATTCATCAACTTATCATTCTCTTGGTTCTTATATGCTTTAAGTATGTGTTGTGATATTGCAAGGTGTTGTGATTCGTCTCTTGCAATAAGAGAGATAATCTTTGCACTTCCTTCCATCATCTTAAGTTCTCCGAATCCGAATGAACATGCAAAGGATACGAAGAATCTAATTCCTTCTAAGATGTTAACTGATATCAATGCAAGGTATAGTGCCTTATATAAATCGTATTCATCTACTTTAAGACCTAGTAATCTCCTACGACCAAGTGCAATAAACTCATCATACTTCTCCGTAACCATCTCTGCACGTTTTACAATTGCTTCTTCATCAAGTATAGTGTCAAAGATATCACTAGGGTCTGCATAAATGTTTTTAATGATATGGGTATAACTTCTACTATGGATTGTTTCCATAAAGTCCCATGTAATAATACAAGACTCAAGTTCAGGCAAAGTCACAAACGGTAAAAATGCTATGGATGGAGCTCTACCTTGAACCGAGTCGAGTAAAGTTTGATACCTCAAATTAGAGGTAAAGATGTGTTTTTGTGCATCATTAAGATTCTGATAATCTGCTCTGTCTTTCTGCAGAGATACCTCTTCGGGTCTCCAAAAGAATCCTAATTGTTTTTGAGTGAGTTTATCAAATATTGGATACTTGAACTCATCAAATCTTTGTGTGTTTAACTCCTCTCCAAAGAACAGTTTGTTCTTCGTGAAGTCAACTTTATTTTTATTAAATACTGTCATTTCTTTTTCTTAATTTCTGCTTTGGTTAAATAGGAATAGTTATTTAGATAATCAGATTTCTTCCCATACTTCCCATCTAACTCATCCCAACCATCCCAAATTTTCTGTGCCTTATCGAATTGTTCATACTTATCTTCTGATGGGGCATATCTATTTGGTCTTCCATCATATGCAAATACAGATGCATCTCTTTCGTCTGCACCTCTTCCTAGATATCCTATTGACGCCTCGGGAAATGCAGTAATATATCCTGCAGGATTTATAAAATGTAAAAACATATGATAACTATATTCACCTAAAAATTTGTCTCTCCAGTGAATTGCATTTGGCCCTTGATAAAGTAAAACATCTCCTACCTCTAATGAAATTGGAGTTCCAACTCTTTCTCTATGTGGTAATTTTTGTGAAACACTTCCTAAGAATTCTACATCTGCACCTGCATTAACATAGTCTTTATCCTTCTGCACCCATATCTTCCATGGAGTATTATCATCAGATGCATAGTCTAAACATATAGTGCAAGATATTTCACATGATGGTCTATCGGTATGTGCTTTTAGAAATGCACCTCTGTCATATTTTCTAGTATATGAATAGGTATCAACTAATTTAATATCAAATACATTATCTAAATTATCTCTCATCCACCTATGCAAAGCAACTGCAGGTGGAAAGTTATATGCACCAACAGATTTATTTAAAGTTTCTTGGGGTGAATCATGAATGATGTCGTCTTCTCTATGAAAGAAATGTTCATTGTGTTTTGGGTCTCTCTCTGATACTTTCCATGCATCCAATGTCATGTTAGTAATTTCTTTAGGAATAAAGTTCTTCAATACCACATACCCATCTTCTATAAACTTCAATGTAAGAGGTGATATTTTGCCTGGCATTTTTTCCGTCTCATCTTGATACTGAATTTTTTCAGTTCTATCCTTAAATGGCACAGGCATCACAATCCTCCTCATCATTTGGTGAATCCATCATTGGTGGAACATAATCATTCATTGCAGAGTTCTCATCTTTAACAACATCTTCTGTTTTACCATCCATAGTGTTTTGGTAATATGATGTCTTCCAACCATATTTGTAAGTGTTCAATAAGTCTTTTGCCATGATTGATACTGGAACTTCTCCGTTATCATAATTCTCGGGATTGTATGACCAGTTTCCACTAATTGCTTGGTCAAAGAACTTCTGCATCACTGCAACTATTTTGATGTATCCATCATTGTCTTCCATGTCCCATAGTAATGTATAAGAGTTTTTTAACATAGAATATTGTGGAACTACCTGTTTAAGTGTTCCTTTTTTACTCTTCTTAACACTAAGGTAGTCTCTTGGTGGTTCTATCCCATTCGTTGCATTAGAGACGACTGAGGAGCTCTCTGACGGCATCTGTGCAGTCAATGTGGAGTGTCTTAGTCCATGTACTTTGATTCTAGTTCTAAGTTTATCCCAGTCACATGTTAGTTTATTAGGAACAATTGTGTCGACATCTTTCTTATAGTGGTCTATTGGTAATAGTCCTTTTGCATACTTAGTTCTATCGAAGTAATCACATGCACCTTTCTCTGATGCAATTTGATTAGATGCACATAGTAAATGATATTGAAACTGTTCTGTTAAGTCATGCACCAATTTATGTGCTTCGGGGTCATTGTACTTCACCTTATTCTTTGCAAGGAAATGTGCAAGACCGATGTAACCAATACCCAATGACCTACGTGCAAGTGTTGACCTCTTGGCTGCTTCTACTGGATACTCTTGGAAATCAATTAGTTCTTCCAAACCTCTGACTGCAAGGTCACATAAACTCTGTAACTCTTCCATCTTAATAATACCTACATTGATTGCAGATAAGATACATAGTGCAATTTCACCTTTACCATCAATGTGGTTGATAGGGTCTGTTGGTAATGTAATCTCTTGACATAGGTTACTCATGTTGACCTTATCTAAGAATGAACTATGAGAATTAGAATGGTCTATATTCATAATATAGATTCTACCAGTCTCTGCTCTTTCTTTTAGGATATCAGTAAATAATTCTCTTGCACTTATTTTGGTCTTAGGTATAGAAGTTGCACGTTCATATTTCTCATAGAGTTCATCAAACTCGGGTGTTCCGAATGCCTCATATAGTCCATCTACCTCATGTGGACTGAACAATGTTATGTCTTCGTTGTTTAAAAATCTCTTGTAGAACAGTTCTGATATCTGAATAGAGTAATCTAATTTTCTGACTCTGTTATCTTCTGTTCCTTTGTTGTTCTTTAACACTATGATATCTTCTATCTCTTGATGCCAGATAGGAAAATGAACAGTTGCACTTCCTCCCCTCACTCCGTTTTGAGTACAACATCTAACAGTTGTTTCAAACTTCTTAAGGAATGGAATGACACCAGTGTGTTGAACCTCTCCACCTCTAATCTTAGAACCTAGTCCTCTAATACGACCTGCATTGATTCCTATACCTGCTCTTTGTGCAACATATCTTCCAATTGCCATGTCTGAACTGAAAATTGAATCTAATGAATCATCAGAGTCAACGAGAACACATGATGCAAATTGTCTTAATGGTGTTCTGACCCCTGCCATGATTGGTGTTGGGATATTGATTTTATATGTTGAGATTGCATCATAGTATTTTTTAACATATTCTAGTCTACTCTCTTTATCATAATTTCTAAACAATGTCATTGCAATTAACATGTACATGAATTGTGGTGTCTCAAACACCTCTCCATTACTTCTGTCTTGCACTAGGTACTTGTCTACTATTTGCTGTAGTCCTGCATATGTGAAGTCTAAGTCTCTGTTGTGTCTTATGTATTTGTTGCACTGGTCTATCTCATCTTTAGTGTAGATGTTTAAGATACTAGAATCGTATACATTTCTATTGATGTTTCTTTCTATGATATCATAAAGTGGTGGATAAATTGTTGAGTCTTTCCACTTGGTATTGAATACTTGTTTCTGTATTCCAAACAGTAATAGTCTGGCTGCAACGAATTGGTAATTAGGATTCTCTAGTGATATCAAATCACTTGCAGATTTAACTAAAATCTTTTGGATGTCTGTTGTGGTAATTCCATCATAGAACTGTAATCCACTATTCATTTCAACTAATGATTCTGATACACCTGTAATTCCTTTACATGCTTTCTCTACCATTCTATGAATCTTCTCTAAGTTTATCTCTACCTTAGAACCATCTGATTTAATTACTTGTATTGTTGTCTGACTCATATCTTTTTGTATTCCTGTAATTTAAGTTTAGCACTTAGACCATCGGTTGTGCATTCATCAATTATACTCTTAACTTCTTGTTCTGTCAATCCATTAAGAATCATTTCATTGATATCTTTGTAAGCATCAACTCTTCTATCGTTCCATACACATACCGAATATCCAAGGTCTATTACCTCGTCTATCTTTTTTAGTATTTCTTTGTTTCTTGGTTCATTATCAAATATGAGTACCGAACTATCTTTTATCGTCTCGTCAATTTTTTTGAAATCACTACCTGCAACTGCAATAGAATTGGGTAGGAATAAACTATCTATCGGCCCTTCAGTCACATAGATTGTTTTAGTTCTGTCCACTTTATTAAGATTAAAGATGAGTGGCAAATCATCTCTGAATCTCATAGTTAAGTATCTTAGTGGTGAGTCATTTATTGCTCTTCCACTGATTCCTATGAGTTCACCATCCTCACTGAAGAATGGTAATATGATTCTTGGGTCGTTTCCAAGAACTCGGTCTTTGTATTTAGAAGATAAAAGGCTTAAAGATTGTGGATGTTCTGTATACCATAACTCATTGAAATGTACTTTGGGTATCTTTCTGTCTTCTAGATATTTCTTTGCAACTGCAACTTCGTTGCATGGTTTCATTAGAAATTTTAGGTTTTCAACAGTCATAATATCTTTTGTATTTATCTCTGTTTTGGGTGTAAATTTAAAAGTGTTTGCAGATGGCATCTTATGTCCACTTGCATGGTTCTTAGGTTTACGACCACTTTCCTTTAACCACTCCTTTACATATTCTTTATGAATAACAGGGAAATGGTCTTTGATAAAGTTTACGGATGATGTGGATTTACCACAATTATGACACTTATAGATAAAGGACTGTTCCACTGCAAAGTGGTATCCACGTGCTTTGTAAGTGTTTTTTGATGAGTCTCCACAATAGAGACAACGGTGATTAAGGGTAGTATCCCCTTTCCATTTTGCCATGTCCAACGAGGACACGACCATACTCAAGTATTTTCGTTCTAACCATAACATTAGTACCATTATACACGATACTAATGTTATTTACAAGGTGTTTTTACTTATACTTGAGCATCAATTATTGCTTGAACAGCATCAAGTGCTGCTTGGTGGTCTACCATTGATGCATCATAATTAACCTTTGCACCATGGTCGTCTGCAAGTGTATCATAATCATCAGGTCTTGTTGGTGGATTATCAGTTAAGTGCTGTTTGATTTCAGCTGGTGATAAAGTACTTGTTACTTCTTCTCCTGTCATGTTATTCTCCTAAATTTAGATTGTTGTTAACCATTTATTTATCTGTTTCTACTGTCTGTACTCTCTTTTTTGGTACTTGTAAAACATATCTTTGTTCAATTACTGGTGGTTTTTTTTCTTCAATAATTTCCTTCTGCTTTGTCATCATTGCAAGTGATGACACTAGTAGTAACACTGCAAGTGGGTCAAACACAAAGATTAACATGAATATGACCCATCTAACTGCATTGTCAAGGTACTTGACACTGTCTTCTTGTCCGTATATTATCTCTGCAATATACTTGATTGGGCCGACTTCTCTTTCTAAGTTGAGTATGACCTGTTCTGAATCAAACTTCTCTAACTTAAGTTCATCTATTGTATCATAAGATTGGTCAATCAACAAGTTGAATTCATCAGTTTTTTTAATTAGGTCATCTACATCTCCCGTGGATGACTGTTGTAAACTCTTTATCTCTATGTTTGCAGTGTCAATAGTGTCTTGTGCATTTTGTCTATATTTGTCTATGTTACTCTGTTGTTCTGCAATGTCGTCTCTTATCTGTTCTCTCTGACTTTTCTGTTGTTCGAACAAAGTGTTTGCTTGTGAAACATAGTCAATGGTTTCTGTCTCTGCACCACCCAATAGACCACCCTCATCAGTAGTGATGACCTCTACTCCTTTTTTCCTTAGTTCATTGACTGCAGTGTCAAGTGTCGTGAGTTGTCCTCTAAGGGATTCTATTTGTCCCTTTGCATAGTCTATATCACCTTGCACCCTATCCCATGCACCATCTCTAATAGTTTCTTGTTGTTTGATAGACTCTGATACATCTATCTTAGAACCACCCAGTGATGATATTCTTTCTTCATATGTTGTTATCTTATTCTGTTCTCTGAATATTTGATTATCAATACGAGTGACCACTGATTGTGCTTGTGCAGTATCACCTGTTTGTTCTGAATGTGCTTTGGATAGATATCCGAATATACCTAATGATGTAATCAACATTAACACTATAACACTGAACACTAGGTAATACTTAAAGTAGTTGAGTCTTTCCCAAAAGAGATGTAGGTAGGCAGCACTGACAATCTTACCGAACTCTAATGCACCTGCCATGATGACGATACCCATAAATGCACCTGCAAATATAGTTGCAAGTCCTAATACAGAAAAGTATGCAGCAATCGATGCGATTCCTATAGACGTAACTAATGCCAAGTAATTCAAATATTTCATAATGTTAAAATCGTTTTAATAACGGGTCATTCTTTTTTTTCTTTTTTCTTATATGTCCAACTGAAGTATCTGTTGCAGTTGATACACCTGTTGCATTCATAGGTGCATCTTCTGTCAATTCATCCGTTTTAAAAAACTCTACAAGTTTATCTGCAATCTCATATGCAATAAACTTATCTGAAGGGTAATGTACTCCTGCATTTATTCTTCCCTCTGCACTCATATCAGCTGCTTTTAGAAGGTGTTTCTTTTGTGCTGGATACTTCTCTCCATAATAATGTGCAACCATTCGTGCCTGTAATGCATGATTAGATGGATAAGAAGGTGAACCTGTTGTTTCATACTTTTCGTAACTAAACTTATCCATTCCTAGTGCCTCTGCAACTTGGTGTGGTCTTGGTCGGTTAAACTTATTCTTGTAATATCTACCAATATGTTTAGCAGCAAATGTAATTTTTTCTATATCCTTTGGGTTATATTCTAAGTCCTGTCCATCTAAAAACTCTCTAATATAATATGTGGTTGAATCATTAGTATTAATATAAACCATCTTATCAAAATCTGATAACATCTCTCTTCTGTCAATTATCTCATTGAGTTCTTGTATAGTTGTTCTTGAACTATTTTTAGGTGGTAGTGGTACTTCCATGTCCATCCAACCATCATCGAAAAGTTTATCACATTCCTTTTTGTTAAACTTCTTAGGTGGATTCTCTGAATAGATTAATTTATCTACGTTAAGTCTTGCTTCAATAAACATCATCTGCAGTTACCAATACTCTGTCTTCTCCAATGAACCCAATGTAACATGTTATTCCAAACACTTTACTATGTTCTTGTAAGATAGACACTTGTGTTTTTTCGGGATAGATAGTGTCGTTCTGTTCTTTTAATTGTCTTCTCAAACGATATGTATGATTAACTTCAATATCTCCCACTTCCATTGCTTCTGTTAACATCTCCGTTATCAGTAAGTCTTCATTTTTTAAGTGATGGTAGAACTTCTCACATAGTTCTTCCATTTGGTCTTCTTTTAAATTAGTATGTTCTTTTAGTAATAGAAGTGCAACAGCATATGATGCAAATGCAGTTTTACCGAATGGAATTTTGTTAATGATTCTTTTAAGGTTAAAGACCAACCTATGAAGTAAATCGAATGAATCCTTTTCTTCTGAAGTCTCAACATCTTTGGATTTGATACGATTTCCGTTCTTATCAATGATTCCAAGTTTATATGCTTTGAAGTTCTCCCACTTTGTAGTAAGGAGTTTAAGGATTCTAAAAACTATTAATGTGTCTACTATTCTTGGCATACAACTATTTAGGTCTTTTAAAAGACCAATATGGCGGAAGATGAAGGATTCGAACCCTCGATACCCGTGAAGGTATGCTTGATTTCAAGTCAAGTGCATTCAACCACTCTGCCAATCTTCCGAAAACGTGGTGGAGTTAGAGGGAATCGAACCCACGACCTACTGATTGCAAACCAGTCGCTCTCCCTACTGAGCTATAACCCCACGGTTAAAATGGTGCTGATTGTCGGAATCGAACTGACGACCTACTGATTACAAATCAGTTGCTCTACCTACTGAGCTAAACCAGCTTTTATAATTCTCTTAGTCTCCTTGCAAGTGCATCGTCAACGGGAATTTCTACTTCAAAATTCTCCTCAACATATCCTAAGTATAACAACATTGTTTTTATTGATGCCCAATATTTATCATCTTTAATCTTAAATCTCAACATTCTCATTGATGCATCATATCCGAATACATTGAATATGGTGATGGTGTGATTTAACATAAGACGTTCTCTCATTTCTCCACTCTCATGGTATCTATGAAGTAATCGTTTTAAGTATCGGAATCTACGAAGGTCTTCTTGGAAGTCCTCAACACTCTCACATTGAGGGTCATCGTAATGATGTAATGCATACGCATTAAAATTTTTTGTTGTTATTTTATCAAATAAACCCATAATATAATAAAGATGTTGTTAAGTCCACCTTTTATTTAGTGGACTCAACGGAAAGGTTTTTAAACTAAAGAACCGTAAACTTTGAAACTACCTGTTTCTAATTTTTCTACTTTTAATGAAAGTGTATAACCTTCTGCATTTGTTTCAAACTCATCAAATGGTGTATCAACTGACTTACCAAAAGCATCCATTCTTTTATAAGAAACAGAATGATTACCACTTGTAGTAAAGTCGACATCTTCATCCATAGTTTCTTTGAACAGACCTAATTGATTAAGTTTTGCATCCATTTGATTGACTGCAGCTTCTACAGTCATGTATTCTGATGATGCAGTATGTCCTAAGATTGCATTAATCTTTGCTTTTACTGATTCATCAGAAAGGTCGTATGGTGCATGAGTTGATGATAACCCTGAATCTTCGTTTAAAAAGTTTTTAAATGTTTTCATATTATTATCCGTTTATTGCAACACCAACACCAAGTACTTCTGCACTAGCAGAGAATACTTCATCAGTAGGACTTTTCTGAATAACTTCAGTCTTTCCACCACCTAGTGTAAATGTTCCGATTAATACATTTGCAGAAGTTTCTACAGACATTAATCTATTTGTTGTGCCAGAGTTAACAACCCTGACTGCAGTTGAACTACCGAAGTTAGAACCGTTTCCAGTTCCAACTCCACATGCAGTCTCTGATTGTAATAACTTATATCTCATGATTTATCCTCTATTAACTATCTGATAATACTGTATCGTCATCTATTGCAGCAGTGTTAACATCATCATCATGGTCAAAGTCAGCAACGTCAGCACCCATTGAACCTGAAGACATTGCAACCAATGTTTCAAATTGAGTTCTTGACCCTACTACCTTTCTTAATACCCAACCTTCAGAATTAACACCTGCACTAGCAGTAACTTCAGCTGTATCAGCACCATAACATTCTGCTTTATCTGCAGTGTTAAGATATTTTGGTTTAGAAGCTTCGTTGTCTAATAATCCCCATAGTGCCATTTTTTTCTCCTATTTTGAAACTCTTAATATTGTATCAAAAGTCTTTTTAAAAGACTTAGTGTCTTTTTGTAATAACTGTATGTATTTAGTTCTTAATGCTGGTTTAACCTTCATTAATGTGTTATAAACTTTTGCAGCATCATCTGCTTTGACTTTACTCTTCTTGTTGTCGTCTGTTGAGACTTCACCATCTTTAGTTAAATCTCTAAAGTTTCCTAACTGAACTAATATGTTCTTATCTGCCCATGATTGAGTACCACTTGCACCCTTCATCTCTAGAGCATTCAGTGCATTTTGCATCACTTCATCTTCCGATGCTTCTGAATACTTACCACCAGCCATTGTAGAAATCTTATTCAACTTTATACGAAGTTCTTTCTCATTCTTTGACTGTTGTACTGCACGTGCAATTTTTTTATTACCTGCATCAGACATCATTCCAAAATCACCAATCTTTTCCATGATTTTGTTAATCTCTTTTGCAGCCTTTTTAGAGTATCCGAGTTTCTTTATCTTCTCTCTAAAAACTTTAAGTCTTGCATCGACTTTATCCATAACTATCCTTATTCTGAAAGTTCTGAAAAGACATCTTCTATTTCATCTGCATCCATTAAGAATACGTCTGATTTTAGTAGAGCAATAATATTCTTTTTATCTCCTGAGATATCTGCAGAAGTATTTGAAGTTGTTTTAATCTTTACTCTATACTTTTTCTCAACTTTTTTTTTGAATGCATCACTTCCCATGAAGTCTGCATCTATAGTAGTTTTACCTTTCATATCAAGTTTTTCTTCTATAGATTCGTTTGCTAGTTGTAATGCTTTTGCTACATTCTTATTTTTTGATAACCCTTTTTTGATTGCTTCAATTCTTTTAACTGCACCTGTCATATTACCACCCATTGAGGATGCAATATCTATTGCCTTTTGAATCATTGCAGACATAGAAACTTCATCAACAGTTTCTTCTTTGACTCCATCTTTACCTTTTTCATCATCAGAGTTATAGTTTTTGTCTATGTAATCAAAAAACTCTTTCTTCTTTGCATCGTCAAGTTCTGCTGGTGATGTAACACCAAACTTCTTTAATGCACTGTCAAAGAACTTTTTGTATTCTGCAGAGTTCTCTACAACTTTTCTAGATGCTTCTAATAGGTCATCTGATAACCCTAGTTTATGTCCTGTAAAACTCATTGTTCTAATTCTCCTTTGTCGAAATAATTAAATAATTTTTCTTTATTGTCTTCATTAAGTTCCATTGATTTTGCAAGTCTACCTAACATATTCTTTTCTGTCAACTTTTCTATTGTTTTTTCTACTGAAAGTTTTTCTTCTACAACTTCAACTTCTTCAGGTATTGGTTTAACACCTGCATCTTTGAACATTGCCATCAGTTTGTTATTGGTAGGTAATGTAATCTTCTTCTCTTTACCTAACTGAGCAACTAACTTTTCAAATCCTTTTGGATTTTGTTTCTGCATTGATTGGACAACTTTAACACCAGTCATACTTAACATTTTTGCAACACCGTATTGTGAATCTTTATCACCTTTTAGATTGAATAACTTATCAATCATTGCACCAGCAGATGCTTCTAAGAGAGTTTCTTCTTCTACCTCTGTAGTTTCAAGTAATCGAAGTTCTGACTCAATCTCTTCGTTGATAATTTCGTCTGCAGTTTTTTCTAAAGACCCATCCTTTCTAGCAATGTGTCCACGAACTTCTGCAAGTTTCTGATGCCAATTTTCTGATTTGTAACTCATGTTATTATTTATGTAATTTGTATCCTAACCACTAATTTATCTTCACCCTTTATTAACCTATGGTAGGTCATTTTGGGGATGTAATGGTCTTCTCCAATGTTTAATTCTAAAGGAAGTTCATCGTCATGTTGTAACTTCCATCCTCTTCCCGATAAAACATGGACTTGACGAGATTCTTTATCTCTGTGCCATACCAGTTCATCTTCGTCTACGGAATCTTCAAAAGTTCTTACAACGAACTTTGTTCCTGTTCCGTGTTGTTCTATTATCTCTTCGTAAGGTTTAGTCATCTAAGCCAGGATAGAAGTTATTATTCTTTTCGTTATAACCATAAAAACTACCTTCTTTTTCTACCTTAAGTATTTCATGAACCCAATTGTCTGCGACATCTTCAGCATACGATTCACTATGATTGTGTACTTTTCTTGTTTCGATGAGTTCTGTACCAGTAAATAAATCTACTTCCCATCCCTGTTCGGTCTTAAATACTTCTGCATATTTACCATCTTTTGCATAAGTGTGATATAATTCTTTCATAATGTATTCTCCAATACAAGTATTTAGTCTACCAAAAAAACGACCCACCACCCGATAAACCGAGTTGTTTTGCATAGTATGGTAATCTACATGCCCAGTATCCTGCTTGAGTTTTATCATTTTTAGTATCACACTTGTGTCTTGCAACAAATGATTTTCGTGCTTCAGGGTTGTCTAATTTGACTTTGAGACCTGTTGTGTCTCCCCATGATACTTTTTTGATTTTGTCCCCGTCTTTGACATACACATAGTATTTTTTACTACCACCTACTTTAGGTTTATTGAGTTCGGGTTGTTTCTCTTCTTTTTCTTCCATCATAGGACAATCGAGAGGGACTAGATTGCCCTCGTATACTTCGAATTGACCTAGGTCTGTTTCTATGATTTGTTTGTCGACTTCTGTGAGTGTGTACCTGTCTTCACTTAGTCTTTTACGTGCTTCTTCTATGACTTTAAAATACATCATAGAACCTAATCTAAACGGATTGTCGGTTAGGTTAGTTCCATTCTCTTGTAGTGTATCAAGTGTCTCGTTGATTGCGAGTTCATGAAATGTTTTCATTATTCTTCTAAATCTACCTTACCGTCCCATTTACCTTGTTCGATTTCTCGTATCATGTCATAACATGTTCTTTCAACTTGTTGTAGACCTTTAAATATATTAGATGGGCCATCTGCACGATTGTTATATTGAAACTTCTCGTGGTCTTTGTTAATCTTTTCAATAGACTTTAAAATCTTTTTATAACCATTGATTTCTGATTTTCTATCAAACTCTGAACCCTTCTTCTCTGCAGGACTTTTACCATGAAAATCTATTCTTTCAATGATTTCTTCTTTACCTGCATTATGTTCTTTGATTACTTGTACTAAACTTTTATATGTCATATTATTTCTCGTCAAAGTGTGTTATTGTTGAAGGGTCACCAAATGATGATTTGCCTCTTGCAATTGCATCAAAGTCTCTAAGTTTCTTCTTAGTTCCACTCATAACAATTACTGTATCGTCTCTACCTTTGTCCATAGTAATCTTTAGACCCATCATTTTTGCAGACCTTTTAAATTTATCTTCTTCGGGTCTCTGCATCTTCTTAACTCTGTAAGTAATCATCTCTTCTTGCAAGGTCTCTTCCCACACGTTTCTATATGTGTTCATAACAGATTCATTCTTTTCTTTTTGTTTCTTAGAGATTGCAATTGCAGCTTGTTGAGCTCTTGATTCTGCATTTCCTTCTTCTACAGATTCATCAAAATTAACATTGAGTCTTTTAGCATGTTTCTTTAACAAGTCTTTGACTTTCATATTTTTGTTTTTTGGATTTGCAAACTCATCTGCCAATATATCATCTGACAATATGTCGTAATCCAATTTATCATCAAAGTCTTGACCTTCTTTAGAACCTACTTTTTTATTACCAATTTTCTTTAACATTACTTTCAGTTGTGCTTGTGCTTTTGCCCTTTCTTTTGGGTCTCTATCTTTAATACCAATAGCCATTGTTCCTTCTTTAAGAGTGTCTTCTTTGAATGAAATCTTTAATTTAGTTAACATATTATCACCTTCTTCACCAACTTTCTGTAAGAATTTTCTTGCCTTGATTCTGTCGTGATAGACAAACGTATGCATCTTACCACTTTTGTCATCTTTGACTGTGTAACCTTTTGAATCTTTCTTTACGATTTTACCCATGTACTTTGTACCAGTTTTATCGTAATAGTCTAATTCTAAACCGACTCTTGCCTCTTTCTTACCTTCAGTACCCATACCATGTCTAGCTGCAGTCCTGTAGTTCTCTTTGATTGGTTCTGCATTACCACCACCATGGTCTTCTGCAGTCTTCAATGTTGCTAATTGTTTGTACAGTGGTGCAAGGTCATGATTTTCATCTTTAGTGAACTTTGCAAAAAGACTTATTTTATATGCACTTGAACCTTCTTGAGGTGTTCCGAATACTTTGTTTCTTGGGTTATCTTTGATATCTAGTTTATGTTTTTTAGAGTAATCCATAACCATTTTCTTTGCCTTTGCAAAGTCTTTCTCTTCTCCATTTCCTCTGAACTGGATATACATATCGGTAACTCTTTCATATCCTCTCGGCATGTAAGGTTTAAATTTCTCATCAAGGATATCTAGTATGAAATCTTCTGCATCATGTTTACCACTGACTTCACCAGTTTGTGATGCCCAAGTTAATAATTCATCCTCTACTTTAGAAGGTAAATCTTTGTTATTGTTTCTGAAATCATCAATTGCACGTCTATGTTTTGTGATAAGTTTTTTCCAGTCGTTATCTCTTGGGAACATTTTGATTACTTTTTTGTAATCTTCTTCTAAAGAATTTACAATTTCTTCTTTGTTTAAAATCTTCTGAGTATTTACTTTACCAATAAGTTGTAAGATAGTGTCTCTTGACTTAAGAACTGCTTCGTAATCTTTATTATACTTTGTGTTTGTAAGTTCTTTATCACCCATTTTAGCAATCTTTTGATAACCTTTTAGAACTGATTGCATTTCTTTAGATAGTTTCTTTAATGCATCAACTTCTTGTTGTTTGATTTCTGTTATAGTTTCTTCTTTAAACACATTTTCAACTGATGACATAAACTTCTTTAATTTATTTGCATCACCTGATACAACAACTCCGTCTTTACCTGACCAAGAAATTTTAGTTTTCTTTGATGTTAGTCCGAATTTACTTGCCATTTTAGTAACAAGATTTGTTTGAAGTTTATCATCAACATGGATTACCATGTCTGCATTTTCTGATACAGTTTCTTCTTTAATTTCCTTTACTTCAAACTCTTCGTTGTAAGGGAAACCTTTTAGAGGATTATCGAATACTTGTGTGAATTGTTTTTTTGCATTAAGTTTCTTCTTCTCATTCTGAAGTTGAAGACCTTCTACATATTCTTCTACCTTCTGGCCAGGTGTGTCGTGTTGATATGCAAGTACGATTTCGGGTGTTCCCTGTTCCCATACTCCGTTGTTAAATTTATTTCCTTTTGCCATTTGGTAAACACCCCTTTTCCTTTAGTTTGTCCCTCATACGAGGTTCTTTTCTGTTGTAATTCTGAGAAACAATACTAAGATTAGACTTATCGTTGTTCATAGGATTGTTATCCTTATGATGTACGTCTTTATCTGCAGTAAGTTTCTTACTGTTCTTTAAACTTCTTCGTGCTTCATTTCTCTTTGCACGTCTTTTAATCTGTTTAGGGTCTGAGTGATAATTCTCATATTCCTTTTTGTAATCTCTATCCTCTTCGACTTCTTCAGATTTCTTATTTCTTTTATCATAGTCTTTGATAGATTTTCTTGCAATTTTCATCATTGCCTTTTGATGTGCTTTCTGTTGAGACTTAGTTTTGTCTCTTAGTCTCTCTGCATATCCTTCTTCTAACTCTTCACCGAACTTAAGGAATAATCTGTGTTTGTCTTGTCCTTTATCGGTTACTTTATGTCCAACCATTGCACCTAATGTATTTATGATTGATACACCTTTTTCTTGGTTCTTTAGAAATTCTTTCTCAACCTTGAGTCCAATCTTCTTTAAAATAACACCCAAAACATCTCTATAGTCTGAAACATACTTACCTTCTTCTACCGATTCGTTGGAAAGTCTATCTCGTTCTGACTCCCCGTCCTTTTCTTTTGAAAGTTTTTCGTTATCTCTTTCATGTCTCAACTTAAGTGCTTCAAGTTCTTTCTCTTGTTTCTCTTTAAGTCTTTCCATCTCTTCGACTTGTTTTGCTTTAAGTTCTGCTTGTTTAACTGCAACATTTTCGTTGACTGTTTCTTCGGGAACACAATTGGGCACCATTTTGTCCCCTTTCTTTTTCATACCTTTTTGTGTGTATCCGTCCCAACATTCATCTTGTTCACCCATGACCAAACCACTTAACTGTTGAACTACAACTGTTAATTGTGAAGTGTTCATTGTTGATAATGCTTCTAATTGTTTTTTACTAAGACCTTTAATTTTCGATAGTACCTTTTTGACATCAACTGATTCTTCGATTGATTCACCTCTGACTTTCTTTGCAAGGTCTTGGTCTGCACCACCCCATGTTCCTTTACCTTTAGTGATAAAAGAATTAACACGTGCCATTGCCCATTGGGGTGCAGTTGCGCCAGGTCTATGACCAGTCTTATATGCAGCTAATCCTCTATCGTAAACTTTCTTTAAGATAGATTTAGAGATACCCGATTTTTTTGCTTTTGCATCGAGTCCTTTATCTTCATTAAACATTCTATCAAATTTCATAGTGTGTTTAGACTTTTTAGTCTCTGCAGATGCATCGCCAGGTGCTGGGCCACTCTTTTTTGCTTTGAAGTGTGCATCTCTTTTATCTTTTGTGGACTTAGACATATCTCCTGCATAGTATTTTGCAGGTTGAGTTCCATCCTTGTCTTTGACATCTTTGTCTTGTTTTACTTCGTTGAGTATCTTATCTAATAAATCCATAGTACTATTTATGATTTCTTTAACTGTAGTTCTTGGTCTTTCCACTTCTTTGCAAGTTTATTACTTGGGAATGAAGTAGTCCATCTCAAGAGTTTTGCATAGAGTTTGTTTGCTTTAGTTTGTAGTGATTTTAAATCATCATCATTTGATACTGATAAGAAGTCACCTTTGAATATTCTCTGTAATGCTATCATGTTTCGAGTTGAATTATTCCAATCTTTCTCTACTATTTCGGGTGGTAATTTCCTTGGTCTCTCTGCATTTCGTTTTTGTGCAAATGCAAGTGATGTACTAACATGTATCATCTTAGATTCGTATCCAATACCATCTAACATTTCTTTGTATTGTTTGACTTTATCTAAGTTTGCACTGGTAGTGTCAAATATCAATCCAAGTCTACCATCAATATACATATCCATACCCTTTCCAGTCACCCTTTTTGCATTTGCACGGATAGGGTCTACTTTACTAAAGTCTGCACCTCTAAGGTCAAGTGTCATTCCTGCTTTCTTTAGACCTAGTTCAAATGCTTTATCTGTATTTACTAGTTTAAGACCAAGTGATTTTAGTGCAAGTGCATCAACTACTGTTGACTTACCACTGCCTGGCCCTCCACTAAAGAAAACTGCTTTGAATGTGCCAGGGTCATAGACCCCTTCTGTAATCAAATCTTCATACATGTATGTGGGTAGTGTACCTTCTGCAATACCCATTCCCTTTCTTACTGCTTTATAAAGTAGTTCTTTGTCTTTCTTGTTTCTTGTTGGAACACCTTCTGCAAACTCATCATACCTTCCGTCTTGTGCAAGACCTCTAAGTTTTGATGCACTCATTCCACTAGTGTCATCTGCATCGGGGTCTCTCTCTCCTGCAGATACAACAAGAATGTCATCAAACTTGTAGTACCCATGTCGTGCTTTGACTCCGTTATACTTTTTCAATAACATTTCAAACTCTCTGATTCTATCTGAACCAACTACCATTTTGATTTTGTTATACTTTTGGTTGTGTAACTCTACTGCAATTTCAAATACAGTTCGTGTTTGTGAGTCAACAATTATCCTACCAAAGAACTTTCTTAAGAACTTAATCTTATCTCTATGACTTAAAGGATTCTTCTTTGTATCGGTTGAATGTGATGTAAAAATCAATGGAGTATATCCAGTAGATTCCTGTTTGAGTTTGTCTACTAACTTAGCATGACCTGTTGTAGGTGGATTGAATCTTCCAAATGAAAACACTGCACCTTTATCTGTTGCTTCTGTTAAGAATTTATTAAATGTTTTCATTAGGTATTATCCTGTATTTAAGTAAAGGTTTACCATTAATTGTAATGTCTCCCTTTTCGTTCTTACCTATATCTTTAACAACAATTTTCTTGTTCTTAAATTTACCACCAAGTATAGTATCACCTATATTTATACGGACTCTAATATCCTCATTGAACTGACCAAATGATTTCATTACTTGTCCCAGTCCTTTGCAACAGTAAAGTTGTTGAATGCAAACTCCATTCTATCTACAAGTTTTACTGCTTTACCATTAGTATCAATTGCAACATAACCTTCGGGGTTTACCGTTTCAAATCCTGTTGCAGTCTTCTTAAAAGTACCGATTGATTTGACTCTGTTTAATGCATTGATAATAAGTTGTTTTGATATCACTAATCCATTCATGAATTTAGTTAGTGCTTCTATAGTTGTTTTAAGACCTCTAAGTTCTGCATAGACTTGTTCACCAATCTCTTGTTTGATTTGTTTAGTCTTTTCCATCTTAACCTTTGCAACTACTTTATCTCTCCAGTAGTTTTCAAAGTGTTTTAGATATCCCTCATAGGTTGGGTTGAATTTTCCTTGTCTGATTTGTGCATTACAGTATGTCTTATAAGATGCACCAGCACCTTTTGCATTAATCATCTCTTGCACTTTTTGAAATTTAACTAAGTTTGGTTTTGTAATCTTATGGAATTGTTTACCTGTTGCACTTAGTGTTTGTGTTAACTTTAATGTTTCCTTTGCAGTCATCGAACCTTTACCACTGACATCCTTATATGATGCATCGTCTACCCATACATCACTGCTCTTACCCAACTTAGATGTATCTGCACCGAATGATGCACTTAGTGTTTCAATACTAGTCCCCGAATAGGTTGTGTGAAATACTATTCCTAGTTTTGCACGGTCAATTTCTTTACCCACTTCAGAATCTTTCTGAATTGCATACAAGATAGTGTTGGGTTGGAATGTGATGAAGTCTTCTCCATCAATAGTTTTCTCATTTTTATCATCAGTGAACATTAAATCGCCCTGCAATATATCAGAAAATGATAGTGCAGACAAATACTTGTATGAGTCTAAAAACTTAGATTCTAATGCACCACTTAGTTCGGGTGCATCTTTAATTTGTTGTTCTGAAGTATAGAACTTAGGTTCTTTATTAAATAAGGATTTCTTTGCAACAAAGAATTGATTGGTTTCGGGGTGTTTACCACAAAAGATTGCAGGAGCTCCATCCCACTTAACAGTCATATTAACACTCTTCTTAGAGTTTCCCTTCATCATGTCTCTAAGACCCTGTAAGAAGTTTATAGCTGCACGACCACCATCGATACCATTGTTGATGATTTCATCTTCTAAGTGTTCTAAATGTAAATTTTTAACTGCCATATAGTAGATTATACACGAAAATGTGTATCCTGTCTACTATTTATAAGATTTGGAAAGGTACTTTACGAGATTAAGTTGTCCGTCATATGGGCAATTAGTGCAGTAAGGTCGTCAATTTTGGTTTGAATATTACTTAAATGTGTAGAAGTTGGTTTACATGTTCCATTTGGATGAACAACTCCATTTACTACTTCATTCCAAACATTATATCCTGTAGATTCATCACCCGAACCATCAACATATGCTATTGCATTTGGGTTATCAGTTCTCCACTGAGTGTAATATGCAAGTCTACCTTCTCCTGTAAAACTGCCTGATGCAGGAAAAACTCTGTCACCATTATCATCCGTTTGTGGAAGTAGTGAAAGGTTGTATGTTTTATTAACATTACTATGCCAATCATGTAATTCCTGTAAATAACTCTTTTCTTCTGTCAATGAATCAATTGATGATTGTGGGTATGTTTCTGAATTTGGCATAAGTCCTCTAAGTGTAAGTTTATGTACCTATATTTATACTTTTGATAGTGGTCGAGACGATAGTTTATCTTCAATTTTATTCAATTTTTTAGAGATAATTTTACTTTCGTCTACCTGTTTTGTTTTCTTTGCATTGCGAAGTTGTTTTTTCAATTCAATTCTAGATTGAATTAACTCTAAAACTTCTGATGCTGTCAAACTCTTCTTCATAATAACAACACTATTTAGTGCATCTATTCCACCTTAAATGAACTATAATCTCTTCTTTGACCATCATTCCTTCCTCTGTCATGAACTGGAATAGAATCATCAACACCAGTGTTCTCAAACAACTCTTCTTGTGCTTCTTGTTCACAATCATATAGTTTCATACGACTTCTATCAACACCTATAACAAACCTTTTGAATATGGTTGGGTCATTGTATCTATTCTTTAACTGTTTCACTACCATTTGGTCTAACTCTTCTAGTTCTTCTGAAGATATCAGTGCAAACATAAAGTCTGCAGTAGCAGGTAAACCAAAGGACTCCGAAGTATCTGTAAGTTCCACATCTGTTGAACCATAACCACTTCTTGTTGTTTGGGTTGCACTCATGATTGGTACATCAAACTCTACTGCAAGTCCTCTAAGTTCTTCTGCAATAGATTTGATAAGTGTATAACTGTTTGCACCACTGCCTGGCTTGACTCTTGCACTTGCACATATGTTTAGATAATCAATATAAATCATATCGGGTTTGAAATCTTTCTTAATACTAAGTTCTTGTAATAGATGTCTGAAGTGTCCTACGTGTGCTGATGCAGTAGGATATTCTTTTACAATAAGTTTACCTTTTGTCTTCTCTGCAATTTTATCAATCTTCTTATCAAAGAGTTTCTTAGATAGGTCGGGTAAATCTTTCATAGGAATGTTCAATGTGTTTGCATCAATCCTTTCTGCAATTCTTTCCTCTGACATTTCAAGTGTAATGTACAATACATTCTTGTTCATCATAAGATTTGCAGAAGCACAATGACACATAAACAATGATTTACCAACACCAGTTCCTGCAAGACATATGTTTAATGTCTTGTTAGGTAAA